CAAAGTCCTCAATGTTCTCTGGTAATGCAAAGTTGAAACCATCGGTATCACCCACAAGTGGGTCGAATCCGAACTTGGTCTTGAACCACTTAACCATGAGTCTAAGATGTTGTCTAGACATACAGGTAATCTTCTCGGCACAGTTACTATCTCCCCAAGGGAAAATGTGTGGCGCTCCGTAAGACCCAAAGAATGAGTTTGCTAATATCTTAAGCGGTAATTGCTTCTTATCCGCATCAGATGCCAACTTCTCATGTTCTACTATCTTGTCCATAAGTATTTGATACTCAGGACTATTAGGGTCAGTTACTTCAAGGTCTGCTTTAAACTTCTTGACCATTCCCTTGTACTTACCAGTAAGGAATTTGAATTCATCACGAGTATCAACAACGTACATTAGTAATCCTTTCATTACCCCAGTAATATCTAGGGATGGGAAGATGTCGTACGTCAGTGTTGTCTTAGGGTATAGGGCTGCGTAATCTAGTTTTGCCACTAGTTTTGCGAACCCTACTTTAATTAACCTAGATAGCCCACCAACAAAGGTTCTTTTAGCCTCATAGTCAGGGATACCCAAATCATTTTCGTAGGACCAAGCAGCTAGTATTAAGTTCCACTGACTAGCAGTTCCCATTGTCGAACTTCTCATATAGGAAGTAGGTAACAACTTAGATAATAAGAATGACGCTTGGTTATAGATACTATCAACCATCTCGGTTTCCCAAAGGTCATCAAGTAGGTATCGTTGTACAATATAATCACCAGTTACTTTCTCGTAAGCACCAGATTCTACTTTCTCAATATGGTCTTCGTTGTCTGGCTCAAAACTAAACCAATCTCCGTTGGTGTTATTGAATAACATAACAGCATTTGGATTGTTCCATGTGGTGTGCAACGCATCACCATCTACGTAGACTCTATTTTTCTTGTTGACCTTAGAGAATTTAGTAATATATTTCAAACTCCAAGACTTGATGTCCGAGTTGATTGCCTGTGCTCGTCTAACAGAGTGTGAGATATCCAAAATATTGAATCCCCACATCATTGTTTGTTTGTAGTATTCAGTTTCAGCACCTAGCTTAATCTGAGAGTCTTTTCGTCTTATCTTAGATGTCTTATTAAGAGTCCTAGCAATGTCCTCCATTGGGATGCCTAGGATATTACATCTAACCTCAAAGAAATTCCAGTCGAAGAATTCTGAGTTATAGCCAGTAATCGTGTCTGGTTTTATTCGTATGATTTCATCAAAGAATGACACAATGTTGTATCGCTCACTATCCCTTAACTCTTGTGGTGTATCACCTCTGGTCTCTAAAATTTGTTCGTACCCTCGGTTGTCTTTCATACCGATTTGGAAAATAGAATCTCTGTTAGGGTCTAACCCAGTTGTTTCAAGGTCAAATTGGAATCTATGTAAATCATCATAATCATCCATACCTTTGAACATTCTCTTACCTGTGGAGATTAAGAATTGTTCGGTAGGGTTTAAAGCCATGAAGTTTCTAGCCTTAGTACTGTCATAAACATCGTGTCCACCTTCTTTAAAGAAGGATAATAATGCGTTATAACTTTGAGTGGATGAGGCTAAGTATTTGAATCCTCTAGCCATTCTGTCGGGTGTATACCCTTCTGCGTTGGAGGTTGTTAAGGCTTTAATTTTGATACCATACTGCTGCATGGCTTCTTTGATTCTACCTCTATTACCACCGTATAAACTACCAGATACAGCGTGTTTCATCCAAACGAACGATTCGTAATGGTGAGTTTCGATATATTTACCCTTTTCAGGGTCATTAATGATTAGGTAAGCTTTGTTAACGTGGTAAGGCGCTTCAATTGCGACTATATGTTTTTGTGGGTCGTGTCCTTCTAGGAAACGTGTAATAGTTTCGTTATCTATGTTTTGCATGCGATGTTGTTCGTGTACATGCAAAGATACTGAAAAAGATTTAGATTGTCAAATTCTTACTTGAAGTAAAAGCCTAATGGATTGAATTTCAATTGACGGTTCAGATTCTCCGCCTCATTAGCGGCACGTTCAATTTGGGATTCAGAAGATAGTCTCAATAATCTTTCGTCTAATCTTTCCAATACAAACCTTCTTTCGTCATTTCCCTCAGAAATTAGAGTTTCATAGTCCATAGTACGTTCAGCTTCTGGCGGTCCTACTATCCCACCGAATTTACCTCTAGTCCTACCTAATGCTCTTTTAGATTCGGCAACAAATAATTGTCGAACTAAGGTTTTTGTAGGCTCATTGAAATCTGAATAGTCTAACTTAGATAATGGTACTTCATTTGGTAATTTGATAATGTCTGGATTGTCTAACCTACACTCATTTACATTTTCTGGAGTCGTATCGTAGTAGTGATACCAAACTTGACATCCTGTTATATTAATCGAACTTGCACCAGCGCCACCAGCGCCACCAAATCCGTGACCAAACGATAGTTTAGAACCTGGGACAGACATTAAATGTAACAACCTAGTACCGTTAGGTCCTGCCGTTACTTTGTAAGTCATTTCACTTCTTAGGATTCTATTTTTAAGGTTTAAATCTTGCGCAGTTAAAAGGATGTCATAAGCTGGAGCTATATAATATCCACCTGTACCAGCGCCACCAGCGCCACCCATGCCGCCACCGCCTGCATTTCCTAGCTGACCCATACCACCCCCAAAACCATAATCAATTCCAGCATAGTTGGCCATAAGCGCCATGTCGGTAACGGGTGGAGTCATCCATAACACTTCGTTAATTTCTCTACCAGCAGGTATTTGATATACTTGTCTACCTGCTTCAAGTTCAACATAATCTTTTTTCAATTCCCAAGGTCCTCTAGTCTGAAGACCTACTTGTTTCGAATATGCGTATGAATATTGACTAATAAAATCCAGCGACCTAACACTCATTGCAAATGCCATGTCGGTCGTATCTATATTCGCACCTAACAACGATTGCCATTGGTGTTCGATTAGCCACTCTTGAATGTATTGAGCATAGTCCTCAATAGCAATCTCCAATAACACACATAGAGTTTCATCCTCAATTTCGATGTTTCGAATTGGGGCACCCATTTGTGCTCTAAATTGGCTGAACACTTTTAATTTGTCGTCATTTGATATTGCCATCTAATATGTTTATCTATAAATATAAACCTCAAGCGTTATCCGACAATATTTTTTTGGTAATTTCAAAGCCTTCTTTAATCGTTCGGAAACTACGGTCTGGTACTAAAATGTTTTTACCCACCAAAATGATAGGTACACTGTCAGCGCCACTAACTTCTTGAATCTTATCGAATTCCGCTTTATTTACCGCTTTTAATACGTTAACCTCAGTAAACTCAATATTATCAGCTTCAAAGTATTCTCGCATTTCCTTACAGTATGGGCATTTATCTGTTGTATATAATCTAATCTTCATTTTCGCTTTCTATTATGTAATCTATCAGTTCAAAAGTTCTGTCGTCAGAACCAGTACCGATAATTTTGTCAATTATATCTCTCTTCTTAAGGACGGTGTACCACATTGTTGTCGTGATAGTATCCTCGAATAGTTGGTAGTAAACATTTACAGTTTTTTCTTGTCCGATTCGATACGTTCTATCTTCAGCTTGCTCGTTGTTTCCTGGAACCCAATCAAACGAGTTAAATATCACAACGGTACCTTCCGTCAATGTGATACCTACACCAGCAGATATAATGTTACCTATAAACACTTCCGCTTTACCATTAATCTGGAAATTGTCAACTGACCTCTGTTTTTCTGTTTCATTCATTGAACCATTATGGACGACACATCTTTTACCAAAGTGTTCGGCTAATTCAGCTTGTTCATCGTTAAAGGTTGTGAATATTACCACCTTCTGACCTTCCTCTATCGCATCTTCGGCCATATCGATAGTGTTCTGAATAGCGGTCATAGCCATGAATCTACGTAACAGTATTATTTCAACCAAATCCTTATCTGGGGTTCCTTTCTTCTTCTTAGCTTTCCTTTCCGCTAGGTATTCTTCCCACAGATATTCATATTGGGTACGTTGCGAATCTGTTAGTTCATGATGTATGGGCGTAACGATTTTATCGGGCATATCCAACACTTCCGTCTTCAACCTACGCATGACATAATTTCTAGACTTCAAGGATAGTTCGTTAAGATTTGATTCTCCTTTAGCCACTAATATTTTCCTAGTTCCACCGCTTGGTAGTTTCTTATATAGATATTTAGCGTCACAATACCTCTGCATGTAAAATGGCCAGTTGTCTGCTAACGGACTTTTAATGAGTTTTAAGAGATTATAAAAATCTTTAGGTCTATTCGCTACTGGTGTACCCGTTAGTAGCCATATGCGCTCTGTAGTAGGGTTCTGAGATAATTCTCCCACGATTGCACCTCTCTTACTTTTATGGTCTTTTAATTTATGAGCTTCGTCACATATAATCAAACCGAAATTCTCTTCCCAGATTTCTCTATCGAAAAAATCGATAGCTGCACGTTCCTTTTTAGTGCTAGGTGTGATTGTATGGTAATTCTTTAGTATATCGTAGTTAATGATAGTCCACTTTGCTGGTTCCCAGTTAAATGAATTGACAATACTGATATCCGTTTCACCAAACATCTGTATTTCTCTCTTCCAGTTGATTTTAGTCGAGGCTGGGCAGATGATGAGAATTTTATTAGTATTTGCTTCTAAAGCCGCCATAATTGCTTGATAGCTTTTCCCAAGCCCCATATCGTCAGCCAATATACAACCATTTCTACTCAATAGAAATTTAACTCCGTCTTCTTGGTGTTTGTATGGTACTCTGCCCATAGTATCTAACTCGATATATTTCTTAAAATCTACATCAATATCCACAGGTTTAAAATATGGGTCTTCCATAACTTGCGTTTTCGGTAGCCAGTACATTCTGAACTCAACTTGCTTTTGAGTTAATTTTCCGAATACGTGGTACGACTTTTCTGTCTCGGCTAGTACGAAACCCACATAAATTCTTTGCGGTACGAAAGATAAGTCGGCACTTTTCTTAAATTCTTCTCCGAGATATGTAGATATAGCGATTACTCTATCTACCCTAATCGGCTCCTTGTCGTAATTGTCGATAATGTACGATTCCTGTGTTGGAGTTAAGGATAACTTACCTTTTTTATTGAGGGTCTCCTTGAGATTTAACAAATAAGGGTTACGACCTTCGTAAAGCCATAATAGGCTTAAAGCTTTCCTTCCCTTAATATCTTCTAACTTTATCATAATGAGTTAAATATAGACATTTCAAATTTAAAAATCAAGTCTTTTACGCATTTACCTACTAGTTAGATATTTATAGTTAAAGAGATATGTCTAAACCTAAAATTACACCAATAAATAGGAATAATAAGTTCTTCTCCCAAAGAGATTTCGAATTAGAAATGGTTATCTATAAAACCACTAACTTAGTTAATGGTAAAATTTATATAGGTCAGGATTCTAAGAATAATCCCGATTATTTGGGTTCTGGTAAAATTATTAAACGTGCAATAAAAAAACACGGTAAGGATAACTTCACTAAAGAAATTATTGAGAGTTGTGTAAGTAAAGAGGGATTAGATGAAAGAGAGAGGTATTGGATTGGTAAGTTAAATTCGACTAATAAGACTATTGGTTACAATATAACCGATGGTGGTGAAGGGTGTTTGGGTCTAAGACATTCAGATGAGACTAAAAGAATTATGAGATTAAATAATATGGGGTCAAATAACCCTATGTACGGTAAAAGACTTTCAGAGGAATCGATTAGTCGTAGAAGCCATAAAGTTAAACTGGAGGGAACTTTTAAGGGTGAAAATAATGGAAACTTCAAATTTAACATACCAGAAACAGACCTTACCAAGTTATTTTTAGAGGAGAATAAGACGATAGGGGAGATTGCTAACATTTTTGAGTGTTCTAGAGACGTGATAAATAATAATCTTAGAAAGTTTAATATAATTAAACCCAAGTCTAATAAATATAACCTAGATATCAACGTTATTTGTGACCTCACTAAAGATGGGTTAACGCAAGTGCAAATTGGGGAGATTTATGGTTGTAGTAACAAATTAATAAACAAATACATTAAACGACATGGATAAAAATAATAAAATAGTTCCCATTACTAGGGTTAATAAATGGTTCTCAGAACGGGATTTTGAGCTTGAAGTTTCTTTAGGTAGGGAGGCTATTGAGGGTGATGGTAATTTCAAAGTGGTGCTGTATCGGGTAGATAGAGAACTAACACCGACAGATACCTATGGTGAGGCACGTAAGGACGAGGTTATGTATTTACCACCAGTAGAGTTGTCAGTGATGCCACTATTGAATGAGGCCGAATATATCGCTTTCAATCAAGGTGCTGGTAGCGCGATAGACCAACAAGATGGTCAATTACTATTCAGCATCTACCAAGCACATATTGTTGAGTTGGGTGTAGAATTATCGTTGGGTGATTATATCGGATATCAAGTAGCTGAAGATGAGTTGAGATATTTTAGTGTAGTGAATGACGGTAAGAAGAATTATGACAATAAACACACCATTATGGGATACAAAGGAGCATTTAGAATGGTAACATGTGCTGCTGTGGATTATAATGAGTTTAAAGGTAGTTAAGAATGGCATTTCCAAAAGGATTTAAAAAGCAATTAAAGCTGGTGCCTCAAATTGTAGGTTCACAACGTAGAGAAGAAATCTTAGATGATATCGCTGAAGGTAGTGGATTTCTACCTAGGGGTGTTGACTATGAAGATATGGACAAGTCGTTCATCGACTTCGTTGAGAACGACCTTAAGATTGAAATTGATGGGGAGCAAGTACCAGTAATTTTCCTTACGAGTCAAAGATATTCTGAATTCACTAAGACTTGGAAGTTTACAGATAAGTATCGTAATATTTCTATGCCATTTATCAGCATTGTTAGACAACCAGATGTCCAAGTAGGGACAAATCAAGCTGGTCTCTATAATATTCCTGGACGTCAGAACTGGACGTACTATAAAGTACCAAGCAATGATGGGGCTAGACAAGGTATAGATATTTATAAGGTGCCACAACCTACTGCAACCGACATTACGTATGAGGTGAGATTCTTCACTAATAAAATGTCAGATTTGAATGTCTTAAATAAGAATGTTCAAAAAGCATTCAACGCTATCCAATATTATATATGGC